GTTTCAATTCAAGTGGCACTGCAACATTTTCGGTAAGCGCATCAACAGGCGCAGCAGTATTTTCAGGTGATGTTACAGGCGCAACAATTACAGGTGGAACGCTCAACATCGCTGGCAACGCCATTATCAATTCAAGCGGTTATCTCACCGCTACTGGTGCCACAATTACCGGCACAATTACTGCCACAAGCGGTACTTTTACAGGCACCATTAATGCCACTTCAGGCTACATTGGCCACCCAACTACGGGTTGGCAATTTAGATCGGCTGGAACTATTGCCAATAACGATAACAGTACGATTTTTTACCCAACTGGTAATTTCTACGCACTGATTACAAATCAACCTATTGCGACAAAAGGCATACAGTGTGATGGCAATATTGAAACAACAGGCAGTGCCATAATTAGTTCAAATGGCAGCAACTTTAATAGAAACTTTTTTAGTTATTACAACACAATTAGTTTGCAATCTATTTCAGGCGGTTATGGTATAGATTCAGACTGGGCGCCAAATAGCGATAATACATATAACCTTGGCCAAGCAACTTCAGCCGGTTATGGCGCAAATAGACGATGGCAACGCCTTTATTCAAATAATACAACAATTAGCACATCTGATGTTCGACTAAAAACAGATGTTTCAGATTCTCCCCTTGGCCTTGATTTCATCAACGCTTTGAGGCCGGTAAATTACAAATGGATTGTTGGCCGCCAACAGGTTGCAGTTGATTCTGAAGGAAAATCTATAATTATTGGTGAAACCGCAGAGGGTAAGCCAATATTTCAAATGGATGAAATACCAGGTTCACGCTTGCATTATGGATTTATTGCACAAGAGGTAAAGCAAGTATTGGATAGTACCGATGCACCTGATTTTGCAGGTTGGGTTCAAGATGATTTATCTGATCCTGATTCAACACAATCTTTATCTTATGAGCAGTTTATTGCACCGCTAACTAAGGCAGTTCAAGAGCTAACCGCAAGAGTTATAGCACTAGAAAATAAATAGGGGGAATAATGGAAAAGGAAATCAATATTGATGCAGTGCTTAGAGCAATGCGTGAAATTATTGGAAATCAAGCACAAGAAATAGCAATTCTCAAGGCAACCCTTGAGGCATCAACCACTAACTGATAACGGGAGATCCGCGCAAATGACCCCAGCAAATTGGGCAGGTTTAATAGTATCTATCATTGCAATCGTAACTGCATTTGCAGGGTCGGTAAGATGGTTGGTAAAACACTACCTTTCTGAACTTAAACCAAATTCTGGCAGTTCAATGCGTGACTCGATCAATCGGCTTGAAGTCCAGGTTGAAACAATCCTCAAGTTAATTCAGAGCAAATGAAAGCATCACCTGCAGCAATAGCCGTATTACGGCAAGCAACGGCCTTGAGGCCACTACGCAAAAAAATCAGTGATGGCCTTTTGCCATCTGCTGCGCATTTAAAGCAAAGCCCTAAATCAGATCACAACACGGGATTGGCAGTTGACTTAACACACGATCCTAAGAATGGGATTGATTGCGCTGAAATCTTTGAAAAGCTGAAAGAGGATAAGCGCGTTGATTACCTCATTTTCAATTCTAAAATTTGGTCAAAGGCAAAAGCCAAGCAAGGCAACCGCCCATATACCGGTTCAAATCCTCACAATAAGCATCTTCATATTTCAATCAAGCAAGAGTTTGCCGAGGATACATCGCCCTGGTTTTGGTGGTATAACCAACCAAAGATAGTTACTCAGATTGGTGCTAAAATCGTGCCAATTCCTGCAAAAAAAGCATATATCACGCCAACTTGCACCTGTTGCAAGGTTCATAAATAAGGGAGTTACATAATGGAACAAATGAAGCAAATTGGCCTTTCCTGGTTTCGTGCGGCAGCAGCAGCAGCAATTGCGCTCTTTCTAGCCGGAGAAACAGATTTTAAAACTCTTGGAATGGCAGCCCTAGCAGGCGCTGCAGGTCCAATTCTCAAGTGGCTTGATTCTTCAGCCGTTGATTTTGGCCGAGGCTCAAAGTAACCCTTACTATTTTTTGGAGCAAATAAATGGCAGCAGGTACCTTAGATTTTACGATTGAACAGGGTGCAACTTTCAATCTTCTCTTAACTTGGAAAATTAACAATGTTCTAGTTAATCTCACTGGTTATACTGCTCGCCTTTCGGCTCGCGTTGATGTTGAAGATACTGAAGTGATCCTTTCGCTTACAACAGTTAATGGTGGAATTACTCTTGGCGGTGCAGCAGGCACAATTAGCCTTGATCAGACTGCAACACAAACAACAATCTTGCCTGCCGGAACCTATGTATATGATCTTGAATTGATTGCTCCAAATGCAACTGTAACCCGTTTAGTGCAGGGCGAGCTACTTATTAGCCCAGAGGTAACTCGATGAGTTCAATAGTCTATGTATCCTCAAGCACAACTGATGTAATTGCAGAAATTGCCTCAACTGCCGAGGTAATTATTTCTAACCTTCAAGGCCCGCAAGGTGCTTCAGGTCCTGCCGGTGCAACCGGTGCAACAGGTCCAACTGGCCTTATTGGTCCAACAGGTGTTACTGGCCCGGTAGGCGCTACTGGCCCAACCGGTTCAACAGGTCCTACTGGTGCAACCGGGCTTATTGGTCCAACAGGTGTTACTGGCCCTGTTGGCTCTACAGGTCCTACAGGATCAACAGGCCCGCAAGGAATTCAGGGCATCCAGGGTATCCAGGGTGAAGTTGGCGTAACTGGTCCAATCGGTGCTACAGGCCCAGTTGGTGCAACCGGCGCAGTAGGCGTAACTGGCCCTATCGGTGTTACTGGCCCTATCGGTGTTACAGGCCCCGTTGGATCAACAGGCCCCGTTGGCGCTACAGGTCCACAAGGTATTCAAGGCGTTGTTGGTGCAACAGGCCCCATTGGAGCCACTGGCCCAACCGGTGCAGATTCATTTGTTCCTGGCCCAACAGGTGTAACGGGTCCAATTGGTGTTACTGGCCCAACAGGTCCAATTGGTGCTACAGGTTCAACTGGTCCAACCGGTGCAACCGGTGCAAGTGGACCTGCAGGCGCTAATGGTGGTTCAACTAGCTTGTTTGATTACAGTGCAGATACAACTGCAACTTCGGGAGACCCAGGCCCAGGCGATATTCGTTGGAGTAATGCAACTCAAATAAATGCAACCACATTATTTATTGATCATAACGATACAAATGGCAATGATATTGATGTGTTTCTTGCTCTGCTAGATGCAGAAGATTTTGTAATTATTCAAGACCGCGATGTTCACACTAATTTTCAAAAGTTCAAGTTAACTGCAGCAGGCACTGTTTTTGGCGGTTATACCTCTTTGCCAGTTGTGCTTGATTCTTCAAGTGGCACTGGCACTACTAACTTTTTCAATAATCAATCGCTTGCGCTATTACTTATTGCAGTTGGTACAACTGGTGCTACAGGCGCGACTGGCCCTGTAGGTGCTACTGGACCTATTGGCGCTACAGGTAACACTGGTCCAACTGGCCCAATTGGTGCAACCGGTGCTTCAGGCGCGGATTCAATCGTTCCAGGTGCTACGGGTCCAACTGGCCCTGTTGGTGCCACTGGCCCTGTTGGTGTAGTGGATCCACCGGTGCCGTTGGTGCAACTGGTGCCACTGGCCCTATCGGTGCTACAGGATCAACTGGCCCTGCAGGTATTGATGGAGCCACTGGCCCCGTTGGTCCAACAGGTGCAACTGGCCCTATCGGTGCCACTGGCCCGCAAGGAATCCAAGGCATCCAGGGTGATGTTGGTGTTACTGGTCCTATCGGTGCTACTGGCCCTGTTGGCTCTACTGGTCCTACAGGTGCTACAGGATCTGCAGGAATTGATGGAGTTACAGGTCCAACTGGCCCAACAGGTGCTACAGGTCCTACGGGTACTACAGGCCCAACAGGTGCTACAGGAAATGTTGGCCCAGGTGGCGCAGATGGTGCAACAGGTGCTACAGGTCCAACTGGCCCTACAGGCTCAACTGGTCCTAATGGTGCCACTGGTCCTACTGGTGCAACAGGCTCTACCGGTGCAACTGGTGCAACTGGTGCTACAGGCTCTGCCGGTGCTAGTGCTGCAATTACCTATTCATATTCTGCAACTAGCGGCCAAACTACATTCTCAGGTACTGATCTTAATTCTCTTACCTTGGCTTATACTGTTGGAGCTGAACAGGTTTATCTGAACGGCGTTTTGCTTGTTCGAGGCAGTGATTACACTGCAACAAACGGTACTAGCGTAGTTCTAGCAAGTGGAGCAGTTTTAGATGATGTGTTGCTTGTGGTGGCTTATGGAACATTTAATGTTGCAGATGCTTACACAATCGCACAATCAGATGCACTTTTAAGTTCAGATCAAAACATTCTAGCAAATCAGATATTCGGATAAGGAAACCTAAATGCCATCATATTCAAAGCAATTACTTAGCGGTTCAACAAACGGCAGAGGTATAAAAGTTGTAGCAACTGCAACTGCAGGCACACTTATCCATACTGCCGTTGCTGGCACATCACCTGAAGATGAAATTTGGCTTTATGCTCATAACACTTCAGCATCTATAGTTAAACTTACCCTTGAATGGGGTGGAACAACCTCACCTGATGATCATATTGAGGTAAATGTTGGAGCTGAAGGAACAGGTTTAATTCTTGTAGCACCAGGTATTCTTTTGCAAAATGGCCTTGTGGTGCGTGCTTTTGCAGCAACTGCCAATGTTATTAACATCTTTGGTTATGTGAATCGGATCGCTTAATGAGTCGCTACGGCCAACGCATTAGATTAAATAACTCTACAACATCAAATGTTGTTGCAAATTGGCTTGGCAATCAACAAGCAACATACAATTTAGAGTACCTCATTGTGGCTGGTGCTGGTGCTGGTGGTGGCAACATTGGTGGCGGTGGTGGAGCGGGTGGCTATCGGGCTTCTTCAACATACCCGTTCAACTTATCATTGAGTTATGCAGTCCAAATTGGCGCTGGTGGTACAGGTTCAAGTGCTGGTGGTACTCAAGGCACTAATTCTTTTTTTGATGTAATAACTTCAGCAGGTGGCGGTATTGGTGGCTGGGATGCACTTGATAATGCTACAGTGGGCGGTTCTGGCGGTGGCGCAGGCGCTGGCGGTGGTGCGATTGCAGCCAAGGCTGGCAATACCCCAAGTGTTATTCCATCACAAGGAAACGCAGGTGGAGCTAATTCTACGGGTGGCACTAACTTATCTTCTGCAGGTGGCGGTGGTGGAGCAGGTGCTAATGGTGGCGATGGTGGAGCCAATGTTGGCGGCGCTGGTGGCGCTGGTGTTTCTAATTCAATATCGGGTACGAGTTTGTTTTACGCGGCAGGTGGTGGTGGCGCAACATTTTCAACCACAGTAAATGGTTCAGGTGGTTTAGGTGGTTCTAGCATTGGTGGCAATGGTGTAACTACTACGGGCTTCCCGATTGCAGGCACAAACGGAACTGCAAATCGTGGCGCAGGTGGTGGTGGCGGTTCAAGAGGTTCGGGCGCAGGCGGCAATGGTGGTTCAGGTATTATCATTTTAAAATATTCTGATGCACTTACAATTACAATTGGCGCAGGGCTAACTGGAACAACTGCCGCGCCAAGTGGCGGATTTAAGGTTACAACAATTACTTCAGGCACCGGAAATGTGAGTTGGGCATAAATGACTAAAGCACGCGATCTTGCAAATGTTCGATACACAAAGGGTTCAACTGCTAATCGGCCATCACCTGCAATTGTTGGGCAACTTTATTATGATACAGATTTAGGGCAATTACTAAATTACACTGTTTTAAATACTTGGGCAGCAGTTGGTACTGCAAATCCTTTGCCTACTGCACCTACTTATGTTGAAGTATTAACAATTGCTGGTGGCGGTGGCGGTGGTCGCTATCTTGGCGCTGGTGGTGGTGCAGGTGGTCTTGTTTATGATGAGGCAGTTGCTGCAGGTACTTCAACTACAATTACAGTTGGCGGTGGTGGAACTGGGGCATCAGGAACATCCCGTGGTACAAATGGTGTAAATTCAGTAGCTTTTAGTTATACCTCTAATGGTGGTGGAGCCGGTGGCGCACAACCTGGTGGATTTGGAACACGCGATGGTGTTGCTGGTGGTTCAGGTGGTGGTGCTGGTGAATATGCTGGTGCTGGAACTGCAGGAGCAGCCAACCAAACTTCATACTCAGGAAAAGGTTTTGGCTTTGCTGGTGGTACTGCCTATGCTAATGGATCTGTTGTTGGTACAGGTGGTGGTGGTGGCGCTGGTGGCGCTGGCAGCAACGCAAGTTTCAGCGGCACAGCCGGAATTGGTGGCGCAGGTGGAGTTGGTAAAACTTATTCAATCACCGGAACAAGCGTGGGCTACGCCGGTGGTGGCGGTGGTAGCTCACAAAACTCTGCAGGCGGAGTTCCTGGAACACTGGGAACCGCAACAGATGGTGGTGGAGCAGCAACCTCTACAACAGGAACACCAGGAACTGCAAACACAGGCGGTGGCGGTGGTGGCGGTTTTACTACCAGCGGCGCTAATGGTGGTTCAGGTGTAGTAATTATTGCTTATCCAAGTTCATACACTGCAATATCATCTATTGATGCAGGTTTAACATATACAGTAAGCACATCATCTCGTAGCGGATACAGGGTTTACACCTTTACCGCTGGAACAGGAACAGTAACTTTCTAATGGCACACTACGCATTTCTTGATGAAAACAATATCGTAACTGAAGTTATCCCAGGGCGTAACGAATGGGAAGTTGTTGATGGCATCTCTGATTGGGAAGCACATTATGGCGCATTTCGTGGGCAGGTATGCAAGCGCACCTCATATAACAACAACTACCGCAAGAATTACGCGGGGGTTGGGTATTACTTTGATGCTGCACGCGATGCCTTCATTGCACCAAAGCCGTATGAATCTTGGCTATTGGATGAAGAAACTTGCAGATGGCAAGCACCTACACCAATGCCTACAGATGGTGGCTTTTATATGTGGGTTGAGGATGATCTTAACTGGCAGGTAATACCTACCGAATAACGCACTAACCAGGGGGAATAATGCGGTTTCACATTGTAGCTTTGCCTCATACTCAAGTAACAAAAGAGTATGCCGGATGTGCCTTTACTGAAAAGGTACGCCGTTTTGTAATGATGATGAAGGCTCAAGGCCATACTGTTTATTTGTATGCCGGCGAGCAATCTGAAGGTGTTGAGGATGAGTTAATCACCTGCATCTCTGAAGAGATGCGAGCGCAAGCACAAGGATCTAATCACTACACAAGCGTTTCATTTGATACATCCCTGCCACACTGGCAAACCTTCAATGGCAACGCTATCCGAGAGATAGCAGAGCGATTTGAAGAGCAAGATTTCATTTGCTTAATCGGCGGTGGCGCACACAAGCCAATTGCCGATGCCTTCCCAACTGCGATAGCGGTGGAATTTGGCGTTGGCTACGGCGGTGTTTTCAGTAAGTACCGCGTGTTTGAATCCTACGCTTGGATGCACTCAATCTACGCAGGGTGGAAAAACCCAACTACTGCAGATGGCCAATTTTATGATGCGGTTATCCCAGGGTATTTGGAACCTGAAATGTTCCCACTTGGCGATGGCAAGGGTGATTACTACCTATTTATTGGCCGTTTGATTGATCGAAAAGGCTACAGAATCGCCCAAGAGGTATGCCAACGCTTAGGCAAGCGCCTTATTTTGGCAGGTCCAGGCGAGCAGATTGGCTACGGCGAATTTGTGGGAAGCGTAAACCCTGAAGAGCGTGCTGCGCTTATGGGCGGTGCAATCGCCACCTTTGCGCCAACTCTCTATGTTGAGCCGTTTGGAAATGTGGTTATTGAATCTCAGGCTTGCGGTACCCCAACGATTACTACCGATTGGGGCGCTTTTACCGAGAATAACCCCCACGGAATTACAGGTTTTAGGTGCCGTACTCTCAAAGAGTTTATGGATGCAGCCGAAAATGTGAAGCAATTAGATCGCGCCGCAATCCGAGAGCGTGCGGTTTCTCTCTATAACCTTGATACTATCGGCGCTCAATACAACGATTATTTCCAACGATTGCTCACCTTATGGGGCGATGGTTGGTACGAATTGGGGGAATAATGAACCGCAAAGAGATTTTAGCCGAGGCCGATAGGCTCACTCACGGCGATAGAGAAAAGAATTATGGTTCAGCTTTAAGCAATCATCAAAGAATTGCCTCTTTATGGTCAACATTTCTACAAACTGAAGTAACACCGGCGCAGGTTGCAATCTGTATGGGGTTGGTAAAGGTTGCTAGATTGATTGAAACCCCTGATCACCTTGATAGTTTTATTGATTTGGCAGCCTACGCAAGTATTTCAGGCGAGATTTCAACAGAATAGATTTAGGCGCTCACACGCCCCCAATAAGTAAACCCCGCGCCTGCCGTTCCAGGTGCGGGGTTTACTTGCTTTTACTAGCGTTCCAATTCCTCTTTCATTAATCGAATCAATAAGGCTGAAATATTTGTTTCCTGCAGTGTTGCTAATTCCTTCATCTGCTCCCAAAGTGAATCAGGTACGCGGATGGAGCGTAATGGTGTTGCCATTATGAACCTAACTTTTCAATAAGAATCTTGGCCATTTTTCGGTGCATTTCGGCCTGTTCAGGTTCATTGCAGGCAATTGCTTCAAGGCACTGATTAATGTGATACATAACTACATCTGAAAAAGTCATTTTGTAATCACCAAATCAATCATTTTTGAGCAAGATCCGTAGCCAAGGGTATTTCCTGGCATATTGCCTACATAACACACATCACGGGTTAGATAGGTAAATGCAAGCACAATGAGAATTACTAGAATCCACATCACGATTAAACCGCGTTTGTTGAGTTTCATCCTTAATTCTCCAATTCTTCAATAAAAGCAATAGTAAGAGCAGAGTTCAGAATTGCACCGCGTAGTGCAAGTTTCATTTGATCAACATCGCAATCCTCAACTGATTGTTCAAGGTTTTTAGCAATATTGCAGATTGAATCTTGAATCTCAATAAATAATTCCTTATATGCGCCCATTTTAGTTTGCCTCTCTCATCCAACAAATCGGGAAGGAACAAAAAGTTCCATCATCCATTTTTACTGTAACTTGCATCGCGTAGGTAACTGCTCTGCTGGCATCTGCTGCAGACTCAATAACGCCATATTCAATACCTGAATGGTGCCTAATCTCAACACGCATATTATCCCGCAATAACATTATGCACCGCCTCTGAAGTCTGATTCCAAAATTCAGCAACAATGGCATCTAGGTTGCCTAGATCATCAAAGCCACCTGCATACTTGTTAGTTCCCTCAAAATTAAAATCATTCCAGGTATAGCCACTATCTGATTCAAGGCTTTCCCCAAAAGCAATTTCAGTTTTGTTAGCAAGATAAATTGAAATGTAACCTGGATATTCCCAAGAAACATTTGCGCCTTCAGGTGCAGTTTCCTGAATCTTTGTAAGAATATCTTGAATGTTAATTGTGTTAGACATTACGCCACCTCAGGTGTTGATAGGCCAAACATAAAACCGCCGCCATTGCCCTCAGGATCTTGGCTAATCTCAATTTGGCCGATTTCCCCATTTGCAAACTTCACTGTAAAAGTTGGGAAACCATCGCCAATATCTGATTCAGCCATTCCATCGAATGAAACGATTTTTGCGCCAACAAGGCTGCCGTAATACTTTGAAAAGAAATCGTTGCTAGTCATTAGTTCATCTCCCAACCTGATACTTCACAAAGCATTTCTGAAATATCTAGTGGGCAGGCATACTTGAATACACTTTCTGCATATTTTTGATTGAGAATCTGTTGAACATCATCATCACAATTTTCATATATTTCTAGTAAATCGTGAAGAAATGATTGGTACTTGTTAATAGCCTCATCCATTTTGCCAAGTGCTTCAGCCTTTGAATAAGTCTGATCTACTGGAATCCACTCTGCGTACATTTTTATATCCGTTCTATTGAAGAGCCGTTCCCTTCAATGAGATAAATTTAGCACCTGTAAATACAGGTAGGCAGCATTTGGATCAATTTCTAGCTCTAATTTGATAACAATTTGATAACGGGATTTGAGCGTGTTAGGCTCCCCTTGAAGGCCCGCCTAAAGGGGAAGTAGGCGGGTTTTCTCCATTGTCCAGGCTAAACCTCTACAATTGGCCAATGACTACGATTATCGCCTACCAGGGGGCAGATTTTGCCATTTTAGGCGCTGATTCCCAAATCACCGATGGCGATAAGCGCACCCTTTCCCCTAGTACCCCCAAAATAGTAAAAATCGGCAAATACCTCTTTGCCGTTTCAGGGGATTGCAGGCCAGGCGATATTCTTATGTATAACTGGAAACCGCCCCTTTATGATGGCACTGATCCGGTGAAGTTTATGGGCAAGAAAATTATCCCTAGCATTGTGGCTATCTTTAAGGCCAACTCATACGATTTTGAAAAAGAGGGTGTGAGTTTCAGCTTTTTGATTGCTTTCGCAGGCAATATCTTTGAAATTGGGGATTCACTTGATATTAGCCAAAGTATTGATCACCTTTACGGGGTTGGTTCAGGCTCGCCCTACGCTTTAGGCTACCTTGCCGGCACTTTGGCAAACCTGGCAAAACTCGATTGGGCGCAAAGTGAATTTATTGCCGCCCTGGAAATATCTGCAAAATACGATATAAACACCGCCGCACCTTTTCAGATAGAGATTCAGCAAGCCTAGCGTGTCGCGCAGTTCAAAGATGTGTAGTATGTGCGATCCTACTCTTTGAACGGAAAGGTTAAAAATGAAATTATTTTTATTGGCAGTGGGAACTGTTAGCGCATTTCTCTTTATTATGTGGATGATTATCGAGAAAGATAGTTTTCTTGATAATGAAATCAAGGATCCTTGGGTCAAGAAATGAGCTATCCACGCGATCCATTGTTTTCAGTCCACACAACTGATTCAGGCAAGATTTGCCTTTATCTTGAAGAGCGTGATGCCTGCATTGATTTGGTTGAAGATGTAGTTGGCCAAGTTGATCTAAGTTGCTTGGATGAACTTCAGGGCGCTAATCGCACTTCATATAAGGCTGAAGGTTATGTTGAGCAACTTGATCAGGCTAGGGAAGAGATGCCTGATATGGCTTTGCGTATTGCCGTAATGTCTGAAGATGAGGCTTACAATCTTTGCCAAGATATTATTGTTTCCATCAAAAAGCGCCGTATTTTTAACGCTGATGAGATGAGTACCAAAGTAGCCAAATTGCGAGTAGTCGAGTAGTGGCCAATCCAAACGGGCGCAAAGGCGCACAATTTGAAACCGATGTTATGCGTTGGTTACGGGGTGCAGGTGCCTTATGTGAGCGTTTGGTTAAGGCCGGTAAGAATGATGAAGGCGATCTAGTCGCAATTGTCGGTGGTAAGCAATATATTCTTGAACTGAAAAACAGAAAAACAATAAGTTTGCCTGAGTTTTGGCGTGAAGCCGAGATCGAGGCAGAAAACTATGCGAAGGCTCGCGGTTTATCCGAGGTGCCTTTTCATTACATAATCCTAAAGCGCCGAAACGCAGGGATTGATAAAGCCTGGGTAATTCAGGATTTATCACAATGGTTGGAAGAAAAGCGTTGAAATCTCTTGATTTCTTTGTTGATCTTCCAAAATTTCCACAAGCAAAATGTGCCGAGGTTGAGGATAAAGATTTATTCTTTCCCGATAACCGAAAGCAAGAGGCAGAAAGACTGCTCCAACTCAAAGCGATGTGCGAGAGTTGTATTCACAGAATGGAGTGTTTGGAGTACGCACTAGAAAAACAGATTCCTCACGGCATTTGGGGCGGGTCAACACCTGCCGAAAGAGATGCCAAAGTGAAAGATAAAGATTATGCCTTCAAAGGAATGGCACTTTCGATTATCAAATTGCACTTAAAGGGGAAGCCTGTAAACGAAATTGCGGCACAACTTGGAACATCGGGTGGTTACATCCGGCGTGTATTAACAAAGTATGCTGCAACTGAACAAGGAGCTAAACCATTACACCAACAGATAAAAGACTCATCAAAAGGCTTGCACTCATCGTGAGCGTAAGCATTGCAACATCTCTAGTGGTTCAAACCATTTCGGCACCGCCTGCTAATCCGGCGCTAGTGATCTATAAGGATCGCCCGCACTTGATGCAGGTGAATCCAAAAGAGGTTGCCCGTGAGTTACTCACAACTAAACAGTTCAAGTGCTTTAACGCTCTTATGAGCAAAGAAAGCGCCTGGCAGGATAAGGATAATCCAACAAGTTCAGCATCAGGTGTTGGGCAATTACTGGATGGTACTTATCGCAATCTAGGAATGAAGCGCAGTAACTCTACTGTTGCTCAAACGATTGCAGCACTTGCCTACATAGGCAGAAAGTATGGATCTGCAGGGCCTTGCGGTGCTTGGGATCATTTTAAACGCAAAAACTATTACTAATGGGGGTTAGTATGAGCGTAGAAATAGAGAAAGGCATTGTTGATTTTGATAGCAACATTGCTGCGTGGCTTGAGCAATACAGAAACGCACTAGGGCAGATTAAACAACTGCAAGAGGTAGCCGATGTAGCTCGATCACACATTGAGGCGGCTTTGGGTGATAACCAAATTGGTATGTATCACAATAAGCCGGTAGTTCGCTGGTCATTTGTTG